TAATAAGAAAGGAAGCAACTACTACTAAGAGACTAATAGTAATTGATCGACGGATCGAATCGTACGCACACCTATATGTGCCGTCATGCGGCAGTGTGTCCCGATCGATCCATCCCCTTTGTTTTCAACGGTTTGGTTTGAAACGAATCCGCTTTCGGTCCCGAAGAGACACATGACCGTCCGCAGGGCCGCTATTGCTAGCGGGTTATTATTAGCTATTTCTGTGCCATTCGCAGCATATCACGGAGTAGTGGATTATTAGCAGCTAAATCATGTAGCGTAGGCGCTATATACTTCTTTTTATCCCTACGATCCGCGCCAATCCCGGTGGTAGAACGTCGCGCGTCCATTTTCTCATGCAGCGCGTCAATAGCATCGCACTCGCGTTTATTAGACTCCGCGATCGCCAAGTAGTGCGCCACGTCGGGGTGTACTAGCGAGCGGATTGGGTTATTCTTTGGCATCTAATAGCTCCCGTTCAATATGCGCGCGCCAGAACTCCGCGGCTTTTACATCACCAGCCCTCACGGCGCATTCTAACATCCGTCGCATGAATCCAATATCGTACGTCTCAAGTGTCATAAAAGCCTCGTCAGTGCACGCGTTACGTGCATATAAGGGGCGCTCAGCACTGCCTAGCCCTTCCCCCTATTTCGGCTTGTGCTACTACTAGAGATTCTTCAGTATCTCCCGAAGCTGGAACATGTACCCGCTGACAAACGCGCCCTTATCCTTATCAAACTTCGCGCCACTCCGAATCGCCCAATCATACGACTTCGCCGTATCGCTCTCCGCTTTATCCGCGTAATACTTGAACTTGCCTTTGAGTGCCGTTGCGACCGCGTTAGACGCAAGCGTCTCAACATCATCAGCCAATCCCAGTTTGGCCAGCGCTTCTACTTGGTGGTCATTCAACATAATCGTAACGTTCATGGTAATCTCCTTTGCTATGGACTAGTATCAGCTAGTCTCTGTTACCGCATCGTTGCTGCTGTATCTATTATACACACTTTGTAGCTCTATGCGCGTTTCGTAAAACTTTATTTCGAAAATCTTTTTTCTCTTACAGATTACTCCGCCAGCCTGTTAGTTATAACTGCTGCTGTCGTAATTATACACGTCCTACTCGCGCGTGCGAACTATCTCTTTAGTTACTAAGTATATAACAGCGCGCATACATGGCTGCGTACTACTATGTATCCACTATTGTATACAATGCGCTTCGCGCCGCGCTACTGCTAAAGCATTCCTATTAGCACCCACCTCCAAAAAATCGAAATGTAACTCAACAGGCCGGGGTGTACCAAAACAATTTTTTAAAAAATTCGCACTTTAGAAAGTAATAATAAGTTCTTATTCCGAGTTGCGAAGCAAGTATTAAAGAGGTGCGCGAAGGGGCGTGGTGGCCCGGAGGGCGCAAGTGGGGTATGCGGGAGTATGCACCGTGTATAGCGGTCTTTTTATTTTCCCCCTATCTATATATAGTAAGGGGTATCAGAGCACCGAGCCGGTGTTCGTGCTGGGAGTTAAATATATGGCGGAATCGAAAATAATAGAGGCGCTGGAGAAATTCAGTCGCGATTATGCTTGGGATAAGTCCCTGATAGTTCCAGCCACTAACTCCTCCGAACCCGGCCTGTGCCTGATTAGTAGTGAGCATAGTAATACGAGTATAGAGGATTTTATAAATGGCTCCCGCGAATCCTAATAACCCGAGCGCGTTGCACCCCACGTTGAAGATGACGTGGAAGCGTGCGCTTAAAATCGAGCGGATTGCGCGGCTGAGTCTAGACCCGGCGGGGTACTCGAACGAGCAGATTGCTAATCACCTTGGGATTAATAAGCAGACTGTAGTGCTAGTGCGCCAGCTTCCTGAGTACCATGCGAAGATGATAGAGTTGGCGAGTGGGGTAGTAAGCGCGTACGACCAGCAACTACGTCAGGATATTGATAACTCCCGCGAGGAGCTTCGCAGCATGATCCCAAGTAGCATGATGGTCATTCGAGACAGCATCCTCGGCAAGTATGGGCCGAACCTGCGCTTCAAAGCCGCGCTGGAAGTAATGGACCGCGAAGGTACTCTAGCGAAGGTTAGTAAGAGCAGTGTGACTGTTGAGACCAAGCCTAACATGGCAGTGGACCAGAGCGTTGCTAATAACCTCATGGCCCTGCTCGCGGGCGCGCCGAAGTCTACTAGTATGAACGAGGCCGCTGGCGGATTCACTGTTAGTGCCGGGGCCGCTGGCGAACAGATGCGCGGGATGAGCGAAGAGAACACTGAGAAAACCCTCGAAGAACTCGATCTAAGTTTACAGAAGCCTAACTAGTAATCAACCGTACGCATACTCATTAAATCCTAGTTGCGGCCTCGGACACTGCGCTAGGTAGCCCAGCCGAAGATGCGAAGCGCCACCTTACTAGTTAGGTCTCTGTATTAGTAACAAACAATTATTGCGTCGGACCTTCGGCAGGCTAAAAAACAGTCCGCGAGGCATCCGCCGCGAAGCGGTGGTGCCGAGTTATTAGGACGATGACCAATGGCGCGAATGAGAACGTATAACTACCTCGGCCTATGCGCTCTACTTCGACGCGCAGCGGTAGATATAATGACCTTCCAAACCCAACTAGCTTCTGCGAATGCCGAGTTAAAAATCCTAAAACAGAAACTGTGGATCTATGAGCTATACTCAGAAGGATTTAGAAGCCGTCCTAGACAAAAACGCGGAGTATGAGTATAGCGAGACGGGTGGGTTATATCTCCCGGCGAGTGTTACGAGGTCGTATAAAGTAATACCTCCTACGCATCCCGATGAAAAAACGATGCGGGTTATTCATAGGTTGAATGCTCTTGGGTCTTTGTTCTACTTCGCAACAGTAATTCTCGGCAAGAATAAGTTCCAGAAGAACCCCGATCCTGATAGAAACATGCACTTTCAGATGTGCCAAGTAGTAGAGAAAGATGGCCTGAAAGAAGTAATCGAGATACCTCGTGACCATTTCAAATCTACCGTCTACTCAGAATGCTACCCAATGTGGCGCGCGCTTCCTTTTAGTTATGAGGATGAGTTGTACATGCGTGCTATGGGGCATGGTGATAGATACATCCAGTGGATGAGGTATGTACATAATCAAGATATTCGCATTCTACTAGTTAGCGAGGTTATTAACAATGCGAAGAAGCTTGGTGTGCGATTTTATGGACATTACAGAGATAATGCTCTGTTCAAATATCTTTTCCCGGAAATACTACCTGATTCTAGCTGTACGCAAAATGATGAAAGTCTACATCAAATGCGTACTAAAGCTGGTAGAATTCAAGGTGAAGGAACATTTGATTTTATCGGTGTGGGATCTGCCCTACAATCTCGCCATTACGATATGGTTATCCAAGATGATCTTGTTGGTAGAGCGGCATTTGAATCCGACACCACGATGCAGAAAACTATCGAGTATCATCAACTACTCGTGGGCGCCTTTGACGCCGCAATAGATGATGGTGGTAGGGATAATGATGAGATTATTGTCGGGAACCGATGGAGCTACAAGGATCTTAATAGCTACATTCGCAGTAATGAGCAGTATTTTAATTTTACTACTCATAGCGCCCTTGGTGGCTGCTGTTCTTTACACCCTTTCGGCGTGCCAATTTTTCCAGAAGCATTCAACTTGGAGAAGCTTGCTCGTTACAAGCAGCGTCTCGGCTCTTATCTATTTAGCTGCCAGTATCTTAATGTACCTATTAATCCGGCCGAGGTAAAGTTTGATAAGCGTAGTCTTAGGTATTATGAGTTTATTAAAGACTCCAATTTCACTTACACCGACGCCGCGCCAATGACTAAGAATGGTGCTACTAAGGTTCGGCAGAAAGTTCTAATACGGCACAAGGTTCACGAAGGCGACGTAGAAGAAGATATCGCCCCACGTAATCTAAAACGCTACATGATCGTAGACCCTAATCATAGCGGCAATGAGGGTAGGTGCAGACATGCTATTACTATTACCGGAGTGGCCGAGAATCCAAGACGGGTGTACTTACTCGATGTATGGGCTAAATCCTGTGGTACAGACGAGTTCATCGACACAATGTTATATCTCGCAGTCGAGGTGTGGAAACTTGATTGTATATACATGGAAACAATCGCCGCTCAAAAATACCTCAAGTACCACTTAGAGTACAAAATAAAAGAAGAACGAAGACGAGATCCTAGATATGGCAACCTTACCATCAAGGAGCTTATTACTCCCAAGACCAAGAATGCTAAGAAAATGCGTATTGATGGTCTCGGACCTATTTTTGAACGCGGAGAATTTTGGCTTAATAGCAAGGGAATGGAAGAGTTCCACGAGGAATTTGAAACCTATCCCGCCGGGAAACTCGTTGACGTACTCGATACTTTGGGCTATGGGCCGCAAGTATGGGATTTTGATACTAACACTGACGAGATTGAAATGGAAATTCTTCGAAGAAAGAATCAGTACAAGCGAAATATACGAAATAGTATCTCGGGGTATTAGTATGGGCGAGAGCGGCGAAGTGAGCTTAGTCGATCTTGCTATAGGCCAAGCAGTACTTAATGAGAAACTGAGTAATCTAAAGATCGACACAACTGAGAAACATTCACAGAACAGAAAAGATTTACACAGTCTTGAGCAAAAAGTAACCAAGGTATCTACGGATATACTTACACTTAAGATCAAGCTTGCATCATATAGTGCGGCGGGTGGAGTTATCACCGCTGTGATTCTTAGAATACTAGATCATTTCTGGAAATAGGGAGATTTATATTATGTCATTCCTTACTGTACTTGAAAAAGCTGGCGAAGATATTGCCAGTATTTTTAAGAAAGCTGCGCCGATTGTGCAGGAAGTTCAGACGATCGCTACTCCTTTTGAGAATGCGTACATGCCGGGTCTTTCTACTCTGATCCAGACTGGTATTACTGCAATCGGAAACGCAGAAGCTCTTGGAGTTGCGGCTGGGAATACGACCGGGAGTAATGCTGTAAAGCTTGCATCTGTTGTATCTTCACTTGCTACTTCCCTCGGGCCGACTCTTACTGCGCTTGGAGTTAATCCTGCCACTGTCACCACCGCACAGTATACGACTTTCGTAAACAGCCTCGTAGCTGCGTCGAATGCATTTATTACTACGCAGCCCGCTGCAACTACTACACCCGCCGTCGCCGCATCTGTAGCCGCTCCCGTAACTGGTGCCGCTGTTCAAACTCCTGCATGACTGAGGATTAAGAAATGGTTTCGATCATAAAAGCAATCGGGAATCTTCCACTAACATTCTGGGGGATTCTCGTACTTTTCACTTCCATGTATCTCGCGGCGAAGTACAATCTCCAGCTTGGTTATTACTTCGCTGGAGTAGGTAGTACCCTGTGCGGTATAAGTCACATGCAGCCCTCCCCAAATCAAGTAACAACTGTATCATCTAATCCCGAAGTTAAGGTAGAATCAAATGCCAGCGATACGACCGGTCAAAACTAATTTCGGAAAAGATGCTACTGAAGAGATGTGGAAATTTGTGGAGGAATCCACGGCTTACTGGTACGAGCGTACTCGGAATTTCAGAGAAGATAAACTGAAAGAGTACGCTCGACTTTACAAAGGTACTCCCAAGAACGACTCCCGTGATACTCCTTGGCCGGGGGCTTCTAATATAGAGATTCAGATTATTGCTTCGAATAGCGATAATCTACTAGCTAGAGTCATGGCTATGTACATGACTGATCCTCTGTGGACGGCTAAGATTTACGGTGATATTAAGACCGGCGAAGGTGACGACCAGCGTTCTGCTATCGAGAAGTTCCTTAGTAATATGGCGCTGGAGCCTTCGGAACTGGACTTCTACCGAGTAGAGGAAGCGTGGTTCGCTGGTACTATTAGGAATGGTACTGGTATTATTAAGTTCCCTTGGCTCTATCACGTAGAGAATCAGATAGTATCTACGGATGGAATGAGCGGTGAGGATTACAAGTACGAGACGAAAGAAGTAATCCGACTCGATGGTCCTCGTCCTGAGAACATTCCGCTTAATAAGTTCCTGACAGATATCAGTACACAGAAGCTCGAAGATTCAAAATTCAAATGCCACATAATGACTGTCTCTAGAAAGACACTCGAAGACAAGAAAGCTCTGAAGTTTTTCAAAGATGAAGATATTGATGCTATTATTGCCCAGCCTGATCGTAGTCAGTCAGATGTTCTTCAGAACTACATTGAAGAGAAGCAGGGATTAGGGGCTACTAGTTCGGGATCGCTCAGCGACGAGTACGATCTTTATGAGTGCTGGTTTCGTTATCAGCACAACGGACAGAACTACCGTTTGCAATGCACTCACCATCCACGAAGCAAGACTCGGTTAGTATCTTTCTTCAACTACTATCCAGAGAACATGGATATCTTCGAAGACGCAAAGTTGGCATATGATGATGACCAGTATTATGGATACGGTTTTGCAGAAATGCTCAAAGCACTGCAAGATGAAATTGGCGAGATGCATCGCCAACGAATCAATGCTAAAACACTTTCCAATACAACAGCGTTTCGCGTTAATAAGAATTCGAAGCTTCATTCGATTCTACAGTTTTATCCTGGTGTTCTCGTGCCTGCTGATCCAGGTGAGATCGAAAGACTTGAACTTAACAATCCCCAAGCTGATTCGCTTGACGGGGAGAATTTATCGTTAGCCCTAGTAAAAGAACGCACAGGAATAGATCCTGCAACAGGAGGTACTGGTGGCGGTATTGTCAACAGCAAACGTGGAATCTATTCTAGCCAAGGCACCTTCGCCGTACTTCAGCAACAAAATTCTAGAACCGGCCTACGCATGTCAGATATGCGATCCGCACATTCTAGAGCCGGCTCGAAGTTCGCTAAGATGTATGCTCACTTCGGAATTGGTAAGAAGTTACGACAGTACGGTGATAACGCAGAAGCCCTGAAAGCTGCTTTTGAGAACATTAAGTCTGGAAAATTAGGACTGAGTATTCGCAGTAGCACCGCTAGTATGAATAAGGAACTAGAGAAGCAGAATGATATAATGCTATCTCAAACTCTAAGTGGCCTCTATCAGGGCGATGCTCAGATGATTCAAGCTATGGGAATGCAAGGCGCTCCCCCTGACTTGATAGAATACTACACCGATGTACTCCGAGCGAAGCAATCGCTGTACAAGCAAATAGTACAGAACTTCGGTCACGACGATTACGAGCGGCTAGTACCACGACCCGCACTATTAGATAAAGGACGCCCTAATGAACTTAGCCCACAGTCAAGCGTTGGAGGTCAACAGCCAAGTCCGCAATCTGGACAGCCAAGTGGCGCTGGACAACCTGATGCAAGCGAGGGTAATAATCCTGGAGCTGTACCAGTCGGCGGCGGGGCAATTGCTGGTGGAGTACCTACTAGCACTAATGGACAGAGTTAAAGATGATTTCTTTGATAGTAAAGAAGGGATCACAGATTATGGCAAGGGTTATCTGAAAGGACAACTCGATGCTTATAACGAGGTAGTTGGGATTGGTTATATAGTAAAGAACTTCAAAAGCAATAAAGTATAAGGAGATGGCTTATGCCGTGGTATCGAAGAGATGGGCAGTTAGTAGAAGGTGAAAAGCTCGACGATGTAGAGTTCAAACCGGAGAAATTGAAAGAGGAACTTACTACTTCTTTCAAAACATCCCTAACAGAAATGCAGGCCGCACAAGATGAGAAGATGCGCCCGATTCTTGAAATGGCTGCGGCTATGGCGCAAGAGCGCGCTGATAGAGCAGAGGCGGCGCGAGTTGCGAAGGCAAACGAGAATAAGGGACCAGAAGTTACAGCAGAAGATTTCATGCTTGATCCAGCGGATGCTGTTAGCAGAATGAATCGTGGTACTAATACCGCGGTAAAGATGCTGGCGGCGAAGATGAATAAGCAGGATGCGCTTGCGGATAAGGAATACTATCACGGAGATATTAAGTCCAAGGTAGATGCTATGATTTCGCAGCAGACACTTGATGCTCAGTGCCGTGCGGATGTGGTTGAGAATTGCTACAAACTAGTAATGTTCGACCACATGAAAGATATACAAGAGGGTAAGATCAAATCGCGTAACAGTGCGAATGTGTTTGATTCTAACTCCTCAAGTGGCAATAGCGGCAAGAGCGAAGGCGAGTCCGAGACTCTTAATGCTGACGAAAAGCTGGTAGCAAAACGTATGGGAATCTCAGAGAAAGACTGGATTACTTCCAGAAGGCAACTAGAGTATGTCTAACGAAAACGAGATCGACCCATTGGATATGTTCAAGGACTTGCGAGAAGACGCGCCAGTTGCGGCTAAGCCCTTCGTAAAACCAGCCGTGAAAGTAGATGCGCCAGCCGTGAGCACCGAAGTCCCGCTTACTGCCGCACAGATGATTGCAGTTGCTAAGATCGTAGAAGAGCAGACACGCAAGGCTATTGCTTCTTCTAAATTCAATCCCAACATGCCGGGACAAGTGCTACCAAAGGCTGCTGTTAATATCACAGACTTCTCCAAACTTACTATGGACGATGTTTACGATCTTAGCGTGCCGATCGAAGCTAAGGCGTTCATGGATGCTGATGTACTTGCTATTAAATTGCGGGACTCGAACTACGAAGCACGATGGGTTAATAAGAACCCGCAGAATCTTGGAGATAAGATCGGTAAGGGATTTACTTATATCGAGCCTAATGATTTAGTAAGTGCTGATGCTATTCAGACCTCCTTAGACGCAGACGGCCACTACTGCTTCAACGACGTAGTTGCAATGAAGATCGACAAAGCAACTTACTATCGTGCTCTTCGTGCAGCTCACGAACGTGCGGTTAGAACTACCGATCAAGCTAGTAGCCGTACTCGTGCCGCATCTATGGCAAATCAATATATGACACAGGAATCTGGGGTAGGTAGTGACTTTCGTGACGCTTCAGCAATGAAGAAAATGACGTTCTACGATCCCGGTGTTGAAGTTTAATAAATAGAAAGAAGGATTAAAAAATGGCAGGTCCGAATCTTACTACTCACATTCCAATTGGAGTTGTTGAGACGACTACTGGGCTGACTCCTTTCACGAATAGCCAGCCTGAACAATCTGGGCAGACTTATAAGATTGGAACTCCGCTTCAACTTAACGCCGGGTTTATCCGTGCATGGGATGGTACTACTCTTACTAATTCCATTGCTGGATTTGCTCTTAACTATAGCCAGAATCTTGGTACTAGTGGTGCAGGAGCACCGGGAGCATTTAGTCAGATCGGGCCTCCGGGCGCGATTCAGACTTATGGCTCGGTAGTATTCCAGCCCGCGGCTGTTAATATCGCAGTCGGTGCACCTATTGCTGATGGCCGTGCGCTGTTTGAAAGCTCTGTTGATAATAACATCTTCGAGGCAACCTACGACAACAGCACCGGAACTGTGGCCGCAAACTGGACTCCTACACAGGCGCAGATTGGTACACAGTTCGGGCTTACGATTGATGCAAACGGCCAGTGGTATGTGGACGGCGGTAAAGCTACTGCGGGGACAAACACAGTAGTTGTAATGGTTGGTATTAACCCTATCGACCAAGTTCCGGGTGCGGCGGGTACTTATATTATCAACGCTCGCGTTCGTTTCCAGGTTCTACAGGCTGCTCGTCAAATCTTCACTGCTTAATATCTTCGTATAAAGGAATAATAAAATGGCGACACAAGTACGTGGAGCATTTGCAAAACTTATGGCTCCGGGGTTGCATAAAGTATACGTTGATGCACTTGACACGGAACAGCGTGCAGAAGAGCATCAGGCGATCTTTAATGTAAAAACCTCGGAGAATGAGTACGAGCAGGACTTGAAAATGGCTGGTTTCGGGCCACTACAGGAAAAGCCGGAAAATACGCCCGTTGCGTATACTAACATGATTCAGGGTGGCGATAAGCGGTACATTCATCTTACTTACGCCTTGGCGGTTCGTACTTCCAAGGAACTGTGGGATGATGCGAAGTACGGGGTTATTAATCAGGCTCCTAAAGCTCTCGCGCGCTCGATCCGCTACACGAAAGAGATCGTTGCTTTTAATATCTTTAATCAGGGGTTTTCCGCCAATGTCACGACTACGGACGGAGTTTCTCTGTTTAATAACCAGCATCCTCTGCTTGGTGGACCTTCTGCGACTAGTACTTGGTCGGCTCTTCCAAATCTCATTAGCGCCGCCGGTACTTTTCCTAACCGTCCTGCTACTGATATCGACCTCAGCTTTACTGGTGTGCAGTTGGCTACCACGCAGTTCGAGCGGCTCGTAGATTCACAGGGCTTGCCTATTAACCTGAAGCCGAAGATGGTACTGATTGCTCCTGAAAATCGGTTCCTTGCTCGTGAACTCTTCGCTTCAAGTGGTAAGCCTGCAACAGATACCAATGACGTGAACTCGCTCTTGGGCGAAGATCTTTCGTACATGGTATGTCATTATTTCACCAGCGCCGGGCCTTGGTTTATGGTCACGGATAAGAAGAATCATTACCTCACTGTATTTATGCGCCAGAACCCGCAAGACGAATTCGATGATGATTTCGATACGGGCGCGCTAAAACAGAAGACTACCATGCGTATGTCTGCGGGTGCTACGGATTGGCTTGGTACTTGGGGCAGCAACGGCGCCTAGTACTAAGCAACAAGGTAGAGGCTTGCATGATGGGTGAATGCAAGCCTCGGCCCACTAGGGCGGCCATCTCCCCAACCCTAGTGGGTTTATAATAGGAGGGTTTATGAATTTACTGCAAGCTATTGCGAGAGAAGAAGGATTTGGGATTCCTAATGGTCGTGCGACTAGGAATAATAATCCAGGAGATATTAACTGGGGAGCATTCGCACAAGCGCATGGGGCTACGAGATTAGAAGTTATTCCTGATGGTTATAATGAGGTTGCGAGATTCGCTTACTTCCCCGATACTGCTACTGGGTTTGCAGCTATGAAAGCTTTGTTCCAAACACCAAGTTATAAAGGACTAAACGTGCGACAAGCACTATGCCGCTACGCACCGCCTGCTGACCATAATGATACTAGCGCATACGAAGCTAATGTCTGTGCGTGGGTTGGATGCCAACCGACTACTATTATTGACGTGCTGTTGGAGACAGTATGAGTGCATTTA